TGATGACTGATGGTGATTCCGCACGGTTGAGACGGAGTACGCCTAACGTGGATCGTGCGGAGTGATGACTGACGGAGCCATCCGCTGCGGACTACATTTGCCGGTTTCCCGGTGCCATTCACGCTTCCCCGCTATACGCTGCGTGTCTAGAGGCTGGCTGCCCCGGTCTAGATTTAAGCCCTGTCTGCGCGTGGTTTCCCCGACCAGATGAGCCGAGGCGTATAGGTAGGTTGACAAGTCCATTAACAGGACTAAACTACTCGTACGCCAGTTCGCAAAACAAGCGTAATGCCATTCCCCCGGCAGCGTCAAGCCCCCGAAAGGGGGTTTGTCGTTTCTGCCCCCGTATAACCGCATTAGCGGCCCTGTGGGGGCTCTACCAACCCTGCCTTGTACTGCCATACCCTCTGCTGTGGCACCTTGCCTAAGCGTATCCAGCGCGATACCGCCGGGGCTGAAACGCCAAATGCCCGGGCTACGCCCGCAGCAGAACCAAACTTTTTCAATGCCGTATTGATGTCCATCCTGCCATTTAACCACGGTTAGCATTTTAAGTAAAGCCCCAAATGCATAGCATCGTGGGTATGTATTTTTTTGTTTGAGGTGTTGACATCTGCTTAACTTGTGTTAATATAGCCCCATACCAGCAATGTTGTTGGCCCACAGATAGGAGTCACGCAATGATTACGATGTCAGTCAGCGCCCGCATTTACTACGCTTGCCAGTTAGACGACGGCAGCATCCGCGCACACTATGGTTTGAAGGTCGCCCCGCCCAATGGTCGCAAGGGGTACTGGTTTACCGGCCCTGAAAGCGCGTGGCGTGAACTTGCCGACGATGTGGATTTCCGCAGCGACAGCGGTTGGTCGGACGGCAGAACGCGCAAGACAGATGGCCTGCACGGACGCATCACTAAAGCGGCGGCCAAGGTGGCGGTATAAGCCGCCCCTTGACACGGCCAATAACATCGGTTAACATATCCCACGTTGATAGACACAACGGAGCAACAGATATGCCCACTTTTGAAACCAAAATCTACGCACTCGGTGTCTATTGGCACGCTGAAGTCACCTACGACTGCCACCCCGGCGATCCCAACGCCAACGTTGCTGACGACATCGAAATCACTGACTTGTGGCTGTTTGGCTGCTACCCCGAGGGCTGCGAGTCACGCGCTGTTGATCGCAACGACTACGAGTCCGTCCGCATCAAGGCCGACCTTGACTACCTTGAGCCGGCTGAATCAGCCGACTTGCTGCGACGGTGCTGGATCAACCTCAACGTGCGTTCTGAAATTGCAGGAGATGACGATTATGAAATCTAAGCAATCACTGTGGCCGGTAGTTGTCCTGCTCATCATCCTTTACGGCATCGCTTGCATCGTTGAGCCTTGCGACGGTCACTCGTGTGACGCGGAGGTGGTCGATGGACGCTGAACCGTGGGGTAACGATGACGCCTCTTGGTGGCATCAACTTGACCTCGAAATGCAGGAACGCGAGGAACAAGAACGCATTGAAGCCTGCAACAACGCAATAGCAGAACTACAGGAGACAAACGATGCAGAGTGAAACCATTGGCGCATTGGCCGCCGCGCTTGCTAAGGCACAAAGCCAAATCAGTGGGGCGGTGAAGGACGCAGCCAACCCTTTTTTCAAGTCCAAATACGCTGACCTTGAGTCTGTATGGCAAGCCTGCCGCAAGCCACTCACCGACAACAATTTGGCGGTTACGCAAACCAGCCGCTACACGACTGATGGGTTGATGTTGGTCACGACCCTGCTGCATAGCAGTGGCGAATGGATCAGCGGCGAAATGCCGGTACTGACCAAGGACGCTAGCCCACAGGCTCAAGGGTCTGGGCTGACCTACGCACGCCGATATGCGCTGGCGGCCATCGTTGGGGTGTATCAGACCGACGACGACGCCGAGGCCGCACAGGGTCGTAAGGCTGAACCGCAGTTAGATGATGACCTTATGGCGTTGATTGCCAGCACCAAGTCAATTGACAGTTTGAACAACCTGTTCAAGCGGCTTACCAAGGAACAGCGCATGACGCACATTGATGCGTTTACCGCCCGCAAGAAGGAACTGGCCGGGCCAGAGGTTGCGTGATGGAGCAACACACTGACGACATTCTTGTTGACTTATATGAGCAACTTGGTTGGTTTTCTGAAAGCAAAAAAAATAACGCAACAGGCGAGCAAACTTTTGTTATGGATTTCCCAAATGAAATAGGGTTGTTGCGTTTGTCTAACGATAAAAAATTGACGCTGGAACAGTATCGATTGTTGCGGCGGCTGGACGCTCAAAGGAAGTGGGCGTTAAGCAATGTGCAAATCGCTGAAATGTTTGGCGTAGAACCATACGTTGTAACCCGCGCAATAAAATGCGGCGTTAAACGGTATGACACTTTACTAAAAACGAGGGGGCAGTAATGGAACAGCGCACCGACGAATGGTTTACCGCCCGGCTGGGCAAGGTTACCGCCAGCCGCGTGGCTGACGTCGTAGCCAAGACCAAGACCCGGTACTCGGCAAGCCGTGAGAACTACATGGCCGACCTTATCGTGGAACGGCTGACGGGGCAGAAAGCGTCCTCGTTCAGCAACGCCGCGATGGAGTGGGGTACCGAGCAGGAACCTAACGCTAGGGCCGCCTACAGCGCCCGTACAGGCGAGTTGGTTGAGGAGGTGGGATTTATTGACCACCCGGCCATACCGATGTCAGGGGCGTCCCCAGACGGGCTGGTAGGGGAGGGCTGCGTGGAATATAAGGCGCCCAACACGGCCACTCACCTTGAGTACTTGTTAGCCGGTAAACCGCCCGAAAGATACGTCACCCAAATGCAGTGGCAGATGGCGTGTGCCGGGCGTCCGTGGTGCGACTTCGTGTCCTACGACCCGCGCCTGCCCGAGCGGCTGCAACTGTTAGTCGTGCGCGTCCCGCGTGATGACGACTACATCAAGATGCTTGAGCAGGAAGTGACCATCTTCTTGCAAGAGTTGGACGACAAACTTAACAAACTGGAAAAGGTGACCCTGTGAACAAGCAGTATGACAACAACAACCGTGGCGTTTTGTTCAAGAACGACCAGAAGGGAAACGAAAAAGCGCCTAACTACAGTGGCTCTGCCGTCATCGACAACATTGACCTCAACATCAGCGCGTGGATTAAGCGCAGCAGGAAGACCGGCAATGCTTTTATGTCGCTTAAGTTTGAGCCGAAGCAAAAGGTGGAGACCCGTCCGCGAGTGATGGACGAGTCGCCGGTTCCTGACTTTGACGACGATATGCCGTTTTAATTATGAAAATTACACTCAAAGAACCCTTGCGGGTGTTTATTGGGTACGACAGCCGGGAGGACATTGCATATCGTGTCGCCCGGCAGTCGCTTCTTGACCATTGCAGCGTTAACGTGGAGGTGACTCCAATCAAGATGGATGAAATGCGCGCTGTTGGTCTGTATTGGCGGGACATCGACCCTTTGTCGTCCACTGAGTTTAGTTTTACGCGGTTTTTGACCCCAGCACTGGCGGGGTACAAGGGCTGGGCAGTGTTTTGCGATGGCGACTTTTTGTTTCGCAAAGACCTTGCCGAAGTTATTTTCTACGAGTCCGGGCAGTATGCCGTGCGCGTAGTGCAACACAACTACCGCCCGCCAGAGGCGTACAAGATGGACAACCAAATACAGACCCAGTACCCGCGCAAGAACTGGTCGTCCTTCATGCTGATGAACTGCGGCCACGAAGTTATGAAGGCGCTATCACCGCCTATTGTGAACACTGAAAGCGGTGCGTATTTACATCAATTCAAGTGGCTGCCGGACGAGTTGATTGGACAACTACCGTTAACGTTTAACTACCTTGAGGGCTGGAACCAGCCGGTAGATGAACCCGACCCCGTAGCCGTCCATTTTACCCGTGGCGGCCCGTGGTTTAAGGATTGGGTAGACGTTGAGTATGGACGCGACTGGCTTGAGGTCAGTAAGCGACTATGAAACGAATTTTCCCTATCGGCACGCCTGTTGAGCAGGTGCTAAAGGCTGTTGAGGTCATGTACCGCAACCTGCCTCAGAAACCGTTTGCGGTGACTGTGGAGGTGTGGAAGAAGCCGCGCACCAATCAACAGAATGCGTACCTTTGGGGCGTCGTCTATCCCGCCGTTATTGAGGGCGGCGGCGAGGCATTGCACGGTTGGACGCGGGACGACATCCACGAGTACATGGTTGGAGAATGGGGGGGTTGGCAGACGCTGGAGGGGTTTGGGCGTAAACGACTGCGACCGCTCAAACGATCCTCCACGCTCAACAAGCAAGAATTCACCGACTACTTGATGTTTATTGAGGCCAAGTGCGCTGATATGGGCATTGTCATCCCAGAACCAGTGTATGCCGAAACCAATCATTGATTTGTCGCCGTGGGAATATGAATGGGCGTCCCATGTTGGTGCGCGGCGGTACATAGAAAATTGGAACAAAACAGATGCGGCGTACTATGACAAAGCGCGTATGGAGGACGACCGCACCGCACAAGTGGCGGCGTGCGTGGCTGAATTGGCCGTTGCGAAATACACCAATCGGTTTTGGTCGGGCCATGTTTGGCACGCATCAGAACATTACAAATACCGTGACACACCTGACGTTGGCGCAAACATAGAGGTGCGTCGATTACGCACTAAAGAAACAGCGGCAGTAAGGCGCAAACAACTAGGGAAAGGACTTGTGTTGTTTGTTGCCAAACCGTTTATGCCTGAATTACGACAAATCGAAATTTATGGTTTTTTGGAATACGACATTGCATGGAGCCTTGCTGTGCCATCACCGTATGATCCTGACAATACCCGAGAACTTGGCCCAGAGTTTTTGAAATTGATATGAACCTACGCAAACAAGCCAAGGGCCGAGGCTGCACGGTACGCCTGCCGGGGGTGTGCAACCACAACAGCGAAACCGTGGTGCTGGCGCATATACGGATGCCCGGTGTTAGCGGTATGGGGCTAAAGGCTGACGATCTATTGGGGGCGTGGGCGTGTAGCGCGTGCCACGACGCAATAGATCGTAGAGCGCATACTGACCTTGACCGCGACTATGTGCGCCTAGCGCACCTTGAAGGAATGGTTAGAACCATTGCACAACTACGTGCTGAGGACATCGTATGATCGATGAGTGGGAACAGGAATGGGATCGTATGACTCACACTTCGACCGAATACAAGAGAGAGATTCGAGAAATGCGCGAACGTATATATCACTACCTCAAGCGCATTGCGGAACTAGAGGCCGAGGTGCATGAGTTACGCGCAAAGGACAGTCGGTGGGTGCAAGAACCATGAGTTTTTGGGTAGATACGCCGTATGTCACGGCCTACGTTCGTAACGAGTTTTTATACGACCAGCAAAGCGGTCACGGTGAGTTTACAGAATGTACCGTGTTTGGATTTCGCGCAGAGCCGATGCGGGTGCCGATGTTTCAGATTATGACGGCACAGGGGGCGCAGTGGGCGCGCATCCCTATCCACGCCTTATGTTCTAAGCCATGCCCTGCTATAAGCCTTCAGATTGCGTGCTGGTGGGACTCATTTAGCCGGTTCTGCGAGGCGCGCGAGGTGCAGTTCCTGCGTAACCACCGGGTACAGGCTATTGGACGCGATGGCGTCAAGCGCCCGGGCGTGTACCAGTTTTCGGTGTTCTGGGCCAACGGCGGTTGGTCAGAAATCAGCGACCAAAGCAAGGATCATCACATTATCGCCTTAGACAACGGGCAATGGATTGCGTACCCCAACAACAGGTTGTTGTGGGTAGACCCGTCTTGGATTAACGGAGACGTTCCAAGGGATTGGAAGTCACCATCAACGTCCTACAGCGTGGAGGCCATGCCGTGAAACGACTTATAAACGCATTAGAACGGTTTTTAACCCGTTACAGTACGTATGACTGGAGGCACGTACCGCCGCCCGAATGGGCTGCCAAGCGTTCTGGCGTAGAGATTTGGTGAGGGGTCGTCTAAAGGCAGGACACGGGATTTTGATTCCCGTTATCTAGGTTCGAGTCCTAGCCCCTCAGCCATATACAGCGCACGTTCGTCTCGACGTCGCTTGACAAGGCCAGGAAGCACGCGCCCACCGGCCTTTGTCCACTTTAGGAATTCGTCAGCCGCTTCTTCAAAGTCACCCCGGTTGGTCTTCATCCGCAACCCAGAGC